TTATGTTTGAAGATACTATAGACTTTATGGAATTGGCCGATGGCGCAAGATTTGTATTATAGTAAACATTTGAATTTACTTCCACATAAAGATATTTCAAATCTACGATTTCGGGAACTATTCCAGCAACTGAGTACTTTCTGAGTTCTTTTTTTATATTATCTTTGATTAGATTTGAAAGGTATCTATCATTATATGGTTTAACACTTATAAAAACTTTTCCAAATTGAGGTGGAGTTAGTTCTTCTCCACCATAAACAGAAACTGATTCAGTCTCTGGATATATCAATGGAATTAATGCCTCATAATCCGAAGATGTTACTGCACGATTTCTGGATGCATATATCCTAGTAGAATATTTTTTTATGGATTCTACACTTTCTATATTAGTGCCAAGGACAGAAGCCTCTGTAGTAGTAATGAGTGATATTCCAGAGGTGATTAATCTCTCACTTTGATCTACTAATGTTCCACTAAAGACAAAAGATGAAAGATTATTTGCATTTTCCCCATTAGAGACGACATAGTTTACTGTAATATAATTTGGTTCTTCTAGTTTTACGCCAAAGATTCCATCACCAAAAATTAGTTCATATCTTTCGTCCTCAATTTCTTGAATGAAGAATACTGCAGAATTTGAATCTACATCAAATAAACTATCTGCAAGAGTATATGTTCTTGTAACAGTTGACAATTCTGAAGGTTTTACTGTCACATTCAATAGTCTTGTATCAATTCCTGGGTTGTCTAAAATAAATCTTTGATTTGGGTCAAAAGAATTTACAGTAAAATTTTGACTTATACGAGTTCCTTCATAAATTTCAATATCATTAAACTCTGCGATATTGTTAGTTACAGGTACGGTAATATCAGATGAAATTATAAAAGAGTAACTCTCAGTGCCAAAAGAGCGAGTTGTGCAAACCACTCCAGCTTTTAATGTGAGTTGTGTTGGGATATTGCTAAAATTTGATGTATCGACGAAAAAAGATATCTTTGCTCTCGCAGATCTTCTTGATCTTGGAACATATCCAATATTTCTTGCTAGAGATACTACATTCTCTCTTAATGTAGCACTATCAATAAACACCTCATTTGCCACCATATTGGCATTATATGAGGTTATGTAAGTATTATACGCAAGCGTGTCAATGATTGTAGAAAGATTCGATCCTTCAAAATCATAGTCAGTGAAATTTGAATTCGATCTAAGGTAATCCTTAATCGAAGTTTTTATTTGATCGAAATCTAAATTAGCGAAATTTACTAATGCCATTAGCGTGTTGGTTGTAATGCAAATGATAACTGTTGTGGTAATACATCAATTCCAACAATTTCATACCTAACAGTTACATTAAATTCTCCATTATCAAAATCTGGAGAAACATCAACAGAAAGTAAGTTCACTCTGGGCTCAAAGTTTTGGATTGTTGTTTTAATTTCTTCTTGAATTGCTGATGCTGTGATTTCATCAACACTCTCAAAAAGTAATCTACTTACCTTTGAACCAAGAATAGGATTAAAGAATCTTTCTCCCTGATAGGTTAATACAAGATTGCGGATAGAACGGGCAATAGCGGTTTCATTTTTAATCGCAATAAGATCATAGGTCAACGGATTGACCTGAAATGAAGTACTAATGTCTTTAAACCCTTTACTTACCCGTTCTACAGGCATAAAAAATTATAAATCTATCTTATTTATCAGTGTTTTTTGGATTCATAAAGGGGTTCCGTTCCATATTCCCAATCGTCATAGTCCTCATCATTGCGAATTTTTGCATGTAACTCATTTTGCACTGTAAAATCATGCTTTTTGGGCGTCAAATCATCATTTGCGATCTCACGAAGCATCTTTTGCTTCTGAATTTTTTCTTCCCAACCATATTCACTAGCTAAAAATTCAGTTCCCCACTCATTTTTCATAAAATTTTGGTCTTTATCGACTTTTTTGGTCATTTTTTTGCTCCTGATTTGTTAAATCAGAACTTTTTACGGGGTTGCTATCCCGTGCATCGATATAAAATCCTCTTCTTAGGTAATCTTTATCATCAATAAAGGTTAATCCATCCATTTTTTGCGGCCTATCGTTTTTCCAAACAGGAATGGCGACAGTATTACCATACCTAAAGTCTGGATTTCTTCTAAAATGTACTTCTATAAGTTTATTTCCTATAAATTCACAGTTTATCCACTCATAATCACCTTTTAATGTGTTTAAAATTTCTGGAAACTGTACTTTATGATCTATTTTAGACCATTTTTTCCACTTATATAACGGGTCTTCAATATCTCTTTCTCCTAATACAACAAGTTGAGATGTCTTCTTGTAAAAATCAACACTAAGATGTGGGCCATTGAACATTTCGCACCAAAACTCAGATGGATGAAAACGATCTGTATCTTTATCTATCCATTCTATACGAGAAAATCGCCCCATACCAAGTAGATTAATACTTGGTCGGACGATATAATTACCTGAATATGGAACAGGCACCCCTGTAGGTCCACAGAGATGCCTTAGACGAGTATTTAAGATTAGTTTGTTATATACCCATAGATCTTCTTCATGAATTGATTTCCATTCATCGCTGGAATCGAAATAATACATGTTCCAATCTATGATCTTATTTCTATTTAACCTTTACCTTGCCCACGATACTTTTTCTTACGACCATTACGAGAGGTTGCACTAAGTAATGTACGAGGAGAGCGGCCTTGACGAGTTTTCTTAGGTGCTCCAGGTTCAAACAGAACTTTATTACTTCCACCTTTAGCCATTTAAATTTCCTCCATTTCAATTAAACTTAAATTAAATTCTTCATCAGAATAAAACCTTTCTGATAACTCTTGAAGTACCTCAGTACACTCTTCTGCACTGAGGTCTTTATAAATTTTACGCCCATTATAAAGGACATTAAATTTCTTCATCAGATTACGCGAGTTTTTTCATGTCCCACACGAATACGAGGATCACACCAGATCTCATAACCTTTATCAATTGCATCAAGACAGAATGATACATCTTCACCACACATATCTTGAACTGCACCAGACTCAAAGACTTGCATCTTAGGTGCAAACCAAGGATATTCGAGATTCTCAAAGACACCCTTCTTAATGAGTACCCATCCAAAACCTGTGTAGTCTACAGTGAATGGCTTCTTACGCTTGCTGATCGATTCCACAGTTTCGTGGTTCATAACTCCACCATTCTTACGGAAATCATCCTCTTCTAACCAGTGTGCTACTGAGGTTGTGTGACCATCTTCAGTTGCATACCATCCAGCACTGATAGGACGCTCCTCACCTTCTGCAGGAAATGCAACATCACACAATTGCCAGAACTTTTCTGTGTTGAATACAATATCACTATCAATCCAGAGTTGATAATCATATTGAAGTTTTCCATCCCAAGGTACTTGCTTTGGTCCACGAAGTACATTTGCACCTAATACTTTACACCGTGCAAAATTAACCATCGATGAATAATCTTGAGAGATCTGAATACTCATACCATTCTGTACCATATCAAAGCACAGTTGTACAAAGTTCTTCAGAAAAATAAAAGAACATCCACGACCAGGAAGACAGAATACAATTGTCTTCCCCTTCATGCGTTCTTTAATTGCATCATAATCCCATTCTACTTCACTCTTTTTAGGTGCAGCAGCTTTAACAGTGAATCCTTTTGCCATAAGAGAAATAAACCTTCAATGTCAATTTTAACAGTCTATATATGCCTTGTCAAATTAATGTGACGAATTTAAAATTGTATCCTTATTCACAGTTAATTCTTCATAAGACAAATCCTCAACATTATAATCAGTCTTCATAAGACCAACCATATTGTTGAGAGTATTCCATGTTGTTTTGAATTCTTCTTCTTTTACTGAATGAAATAAACATCTATCCTTTGCATAGATGTGATAAACCTTTTCCATAGGAAAAAATATCTCCGGAAATTTTTTAGTAAATCTTATCTTACTATTGCATTATATATCAATACTATCAAAAATCCAAGAGGTAGTAGTATCACTCTACTCATTGTCTTTGGATATCTGATTATCCAACCTGCAAGTATTACTCTCCAAAAATTCCAATAAGGTGCTCTTCTCATTTTTTCTTTTTGCGTTTCCTTGCAGCATTCTTCTGAGCACAAGTTCTTCCTTGGCCCTTTGCTTTATTCTTATTGGGGCGACTCTTACCGTTTTTATGAATCCATCCAAACACTTAGAAATACCTCCGGAAAATTTTTATGTGATTGATATAGCTAGGTCGATTTGTCACCTCTGTAGGTTAGGGTAGTTTGGGGTTTTTTATAACGCATCGCCGCCCGACGATATAAACAACGCGCCAACCTCCTTTCTTTCTC